GCTGGCGGGCCTACACCCGCCTACCTCCAGACCAAGCCAGCGGCCATGCCGCTCCCTTTCAACCCCAACGGCGGCCCTTTGACCGGCAATATGGACGCCGTGGGTGGCGGTAACACCATGGGAAACAACCCCTTCGGCACCGCTAGTCTGGGCGGCACTACAGGCGTTGGCGGTGGTGCTGGCGGGGGCGTGTCGGTTGGCGCGGATGGCGGTGGCCCGATCGGCCCCGGCTTCGGCCTCGGTGGTGGTGTGGGCGGCCCGATGATCCCCGGCGGTCTCGGACCCCCGCAGATGAAGACGGGTCCCGGTGTCCGCGTTGGCCCCATCCGTCCCGGCAACGGCGGTGGCGTGGTACGCCTGCCGAAGAAGGGCGGGAGCAACACGAAGATGAAGGTGCAGTCCGGTCTCGGCTCCATGAACAACGGCGCCTTGCAGGGCTTCTAGAGGGTACCGCCGTGCCTGGAGAGAGGGAGGCGATGCCGGGCTGCGAGTGGCCCGGCAGAACCTTGGAGTACGTCACGCGGCGAAAGGCAAAGGCGGCCTACAGAGCCGCCCAGAGAGCGAGAATCATGCGACCCGCCTGGTGGTCCCCGGAGAACGTGGCGGCCAAGATCGCCAACGGTATGTCCAGGCTCAACATCGCCAGGGACGGGGAGGCTGATTGCGGCAAGAAGACTTCCGCGACGACCCTCGTGCGGGACATCTACAGATGGGAGAAGAGCGACGAGTGGGGGCCTCTATTCCAGGCCGCCGCAGACGTGACGGTCACCCCGCAGGACGATAGCTGGTGGGATGACTTCTTCCGCGCGATGGACGATACGGACGGCAACATTCGGCTCTCCGCACAGATCGCCGGAGTTCTCCCCCGCCTGGTCTGGATGATGACCGAGCCGCGGTTCGAGAAGTGCTACAACGAGGCGTTTGCCGAGAGGTACGCCGGGGCTCTCACCGCGGCGCAAGCCAAGATCGCATCCGTCATGGTCTCGAACCTCCAGAAGAAGGGTGCTCGCGCGGCAGACCAACTCGCCTATCTGAAGGCCACGAGCCCGCACCACTTCCAGGACCGCTTGAAGGTCTCGGGCACCGTCAAACACCAGCACGAGCTTACCCAGCAGACCCAGATCGCCGCCGCCAGCCGAGCGAAGCAGCTACGGCCTGCGCCGATCGAGGAGTCCGTGGTCGAGGCGGAATACGTGGAGGTAGAGAGGTGAGCTACGGCGCGATCCTAATTCATGGCCCCCACGACGGCAGGAAGATCGACATCAAGTTTCCAACGGACACAATTCGACTGATGCCCGACCTTCGCCCGACCTCCGCCCTGATTTCGAACACGCGGCAGTGGGTGTCGCAGCAAGAGTCGCCGGTTCCAATCGAGGACTACGTCTACGAGTACACGCTTCCGCATTCGGGCTTGCGAGTCTACATTCATAAGCCATGAAGATCCCCTACACCGAGCGCCTGACCGGCGAGACGCACCAGGTGCAGATCTCGGAGACGCGAGACGAAGCTTTTGCGCTCTGGGAGTCGATCTGTGCGCTCGCGGAGACGGACCCGCATGCGTGGAAATTCGCCTTCCGGATGCACACCGCTTCCGACTGGTTCATCATGGCCCTGGCACTCTCGGGCTCGTCGCGAGTGGACCCCTTCACCGGCCGCCTGGAGATCGACTGCGACTTCCAGTTTGGCTACTGCCGCGAGATGCAGTTCGACGGCGAGCGCGTGGTGGACTTCAGCGCCCGGCAGCACTTCAAGTCGTTCTGGCGCTCCTACGTCGGCGTGTTCGTGGAGACGGTGCGGAACCCTGAGATCACCATCGGGATCTTCGCTCACGACAAGGATGCGGCCTCCAAGTACGGGAAGCGCTGCAAGCAAGAGGCGGAAGAGAACACCCTCATGAAGGCGGCCTGGCCGGATGTGTTCTGGGCAAACCCTGTTCAGGAGAGCCCCACCTGGAGCGTGGATGGTGGCTGCCTGGTGAAGCGCAACATCATCGGCCCGTTGCCCACCTGGTCCTGGCATGCGATCCGCGAGCTTCCCACCGGGGGTCGAATCTCGCTCTTCATCGTGGACGACGTGGAGACCGAGGAAACCGTCTCTACCCCCCTGGGCAGGGAGTCTTTGAACCAGCGCTTCAACTCCATGGTGAGCCTCTCGGGCCGCAACGCGCGATTCTGGGTGAACGGCACGTTCCACCACCCATCCGGCCTCCTGGCCTCGCTACGCGACGGCAAGGCGTGGCGCCTGCGCTGCCACAAGAGCGAGGACACCTCCCTGCCGGCCCCCGACATCGCGGCCCTCTACGACGCCTGCGGTGGCTTCATGCCAACCCGCGACGGGAGCCCGCCACTGGCCCTGCCGGCGGCTGTGCGCGACATCAAGCTCCTGGGCGCCCCGACCTACCTTCACCCTCTGGAGATCGCGCTCAAGCGCCTGGAGGTCATGCAGCCGGGCGGAAAGGGGATCGGCTGGTACCTCATGCAGAATATGGGGGACCCGCTGGCGTTACAGCAGAAGCGTCTCGACAAGAGCCAGCTCCGCTACTACGACGGGCCTCCTCGCGAGCGCGCCCGCGGCACGAACCTGGTCATGTGCATAGACGCCTCGAAGGGAATCAACGACCCTTCGGTGGCCCTGATCTTCGCCCTTCGAGCGGACGAGACCTACAGCCTCGTGGGTGGCGATCGGCGCAAGGTGAAGCCCGGCGACTTTGGGACGTGGGTGTTCAACTTGTGGGCTGCCTGGGAGCGCCTGGCTCTGGATTTCCTGTGCATCCGCGTCGAGATCTTCGGCCAGGCGGTTTGGGACACGCTGATCCTTACCTACTTCGCCAACGTGGACCACGAAGAGGTGAGGGTGGAGGCGATCGGCCGGCCGGCGAACAACAGGGAGGACCAAGGCCGGATGCGCGAGTGGCTGGCGATCGAGCCTCTTATGCGCGCCGGCTCCCTCTTCCTGCCCTCGGTGGGGATCATGGTGCAGGACGAGGACGGAGACGCCTACGATCTGGTGAAGTACATGGTGGACAAAGAGATCGGAGAGTTTCCAGGCCCCACCACGGACGACTGCCTGGCCGCGCTCGCGCAGCTCGGGGAACCGGCCAACCCAGCTAAGGGGATCTTGAACCTGGACTTCCCGCCTGACGACCTCACCCTCCAGCTCCGCAAGGAAATGGATCGACAACAGTATGGCCGGCCCTACGATGGCGGGCTCGGAGGGCTTTGGGCATGAGCACCGTCATCTACGACAAGGGCCGTGAATCGGTCGAGCCCGAGAGCGAGGAAGACGACCTCCACGCGATGCTGCGCGAGCACCGCCGGCAAGGGGTGATCCACACCAAGCACATCTGGACACGAGCGGAGGAGAACCAGAAGTTTGTCCACGAGCAACAGTGGACGGACGGAGAGATCGCAGCGCACCAAGAGAACCCCGCGGTGCCCCAGCTGGTCATGAACGAGATCGGCGTCATTCTGGACACTTTCTCCGGCCGCCAGATGATGCAGCGGTTCGAGCGCAGCTACATCCCGCGCTCACCCGACAGCCAGGCGCAGGCTGAGATCATGACGGCAATCGACAAAGCCTTCATGCAGTCGGTTGACGCAGAGCAGGTGGAGTCTCAGTTCTTCAAGGACGGTCCTGGAATCCAGGGAGTCTCCTGCATCCGTTGGCGCTACGACACGCTGGAAGATCCACGCGGGCTGTTGATCTGCGAGGACATCCCCATTCACCAAATCATGTGGGACCCCGAGGCTCGCAAGGTCAACCTCGCAGACCGCAACTGGCACCGCTACGGTGAGTGGCTTTCCAAGGGGGAGGTAAAGGAGCGATGGCCGGAGGCGTGGGAGAAGGTCGAGAACAAGGCGGGCTCGAATCAATGGTCCGAGATGACTCCGGGTGTGAGCGTTCGGACTCCGTGGTCAAACATCGATCGCACTCCCGGGACGCAATACGACGGCCGGACGCTGGCCTGGTACGACCGCCGCTCTGCCATGCTCTTCGTGGAGTACGAGCAGTGGCGGGAGGTCACCTACCGCTACAGCGTGGCCGTCCCTTCGCAAGGAGCCACCTACGCACAGGCGATGGGGGCACCTGAGCAGAATCTGCTCTCCACGATCGAAATGACCGCGGCCGAGATGCGAGAGGTCAAGGCGGTTCAGGCCGAGATGGGCGATCCAGTCCCGGACAACATGATCGTGAAGTTCCCGAAGATGAACTACCGACACGCCTGGATCATCGGCGACGAGATCGTAGAGACGGGTGAGATTCCGGTCGGTCGGTTTACCTTCCTCTTTCTCGCTGCCGACCGCTACCTCCAGCCCGGCAAGGTGGACTGGAAGGGGCTCGTGGACAAGCTGAAGGACGCGCAGCGCTGGGTGAACCTGCTGATCTCCTCGCTGGCGCGACAGCTCACGATCAACCCGAAAGGGCTCTTCCTCTACGAGCGCGGCCTGTTCGCCAACCGGCGAGCGGCCATGGATCAATTTGCGGCGCCTGGTGGGGCCATAGAGGTCCCCCGCGGGAAGCTCCAGGGCAACGATCCCTACCGCTACGTGCAGGCCGGCGCGAGCCCCTTCAGTCAGATGGTCGAGAGCCTGCTGGGGCTCTACCGGGACGCCATCCCGCGCATCGCCGGCTTTAACCCAGGCGCTCTCGGGCAGCTCGGCAGCGACCTCCGGAGGATCTCCGGTACCGTCGTTTCGCAGGTACAGGACGCCGCCATGACGGCCAACGCCTCCAAGTTCGATGCGTTCAGGGCCTACCGCCGTGAGCTTGGCCGGCTCATCATGGCCTTCTGTCGCGTGTTCTGGAGTGACCGCCTGGAGGATCTGGCGGAGATCGTTGGCAGCGAGCTTGCCTACGCGCCGGTCGATCCGATGGCACCTCCCGACCCGATGACCGGGATGCCGCCACCGCCGCAACTGCGCCTCACCCCGCAGATGTTCGAGGATTCCTTCTGGAAGAGTATCGCGATCGAGGAAGTCACCCCGACCGGCGATCTGCTTGAGCAGGTTTGGGAGGGGCTGGTGCAGCACGGCGCGCTTCAGGTGCTCCTCGCTCCCCAGCCCGACACCGGCCAGCCGATCTTGTCCTCGGAGGACATTGTGGCGATGCTGCCTGGGATTCCGGTGGTACAGCGCGAGAAGATCAAGGCTCGCATCCAGGCGCAGATTCAGCAGATGCAACAACAGCAGTCGGCGGCAGCCCAACAGGGACAGCAGCCACCCCAACAGCAGGCCGCATAAGAGGAGAGAGAAATGGACGCAGGAAGAGAGACCGGTTACGACATCAAGGGACTCCACTACGAGCAGGTGTTGCGAGTAGAGGTGGTCAACAACTGCTGGTTCAGGGAATTCGACAAGGCAGTCGATCACTACCTAATGTTCGATCATGCCAGGGAGCCAGAGCTGGTCGCTAAATCACTGTGGCGTCTCCCGGTTGAAGATTTGCGGGTGGCTGTCGCCTCTCTTCAACGCTTGCTCGGCGACTACGACGCTGGCGCGCTAAAGTTCGGTGGTTCCGTGCCTCCCGCGCCGGAGGTGACCGCATGAGCGACGGCACGGATGGCGGCGGAGAAGCCTTTGACGGCACCCCGCTAGAGCCCACGGAAGGCACCCAGCAGCCCGCGCAGCAGGGCCAGCAGGGGCAGGACGACGTACCCGAGAGCCTGCGACAAGTTCTCCCTCCGGAGGCCATAGCGCACCTATCGCGCTCGCGCAAACCGGGCGAGCCGTGGGATGCAGCGGCGGCCCGAGAGTGGCAGCAGCAGCGCGCCAGGGCGCACAAGGCGGAGGGCAGGGAGCAGCGGATCGAGCAGAAGCTCCAGGGTATCGAGCAGAGCCTCATGC